CGTCGGCAGCGTCAGATGTGTATAAGAGACAGCCTCATAGGCGGTGTAGTCCCCTTCTTCCAGGTCCTCGACTTCGATTCCATCAATCGAGAGGAACATGTTGCCAGTATCTTCGTTCATTTTCCCACCCCCTTAATCGCTTACTATGCGTGGGCTTTGGTCCTCCACGGCTCGGATATCATCAATCAGGCCACGGGCAACCTCTTTGCCGTTCAGGTTCAGCACGATTTCCTTGCTTCGTCCCTGGGCGCTGGATGCTAGGACAATGGCATTTGCCAGCCCGGTCATATCCTCGGTTTTGAGAGACGCGGCCTGCGCCGCCTTATCGTTTACCGTACCAGTCAGCCGCCCAGAGAAGTCGGAAACATCGGCGTTTACCGTCCTGGAAACAACGTCGGCAGCGTTGATTCTATCCAGTTCTGCCAGGATGCTATCAGATACGGATTTTGCTATTGCTATGGCCCGTTCACCACTGATAGCCAAGCCGTCACCGAAAGCGTCCATCGCCTCTTGTCCCGCAGGCTTAAACTCATCCGGCAGCTTATCCAGGTATTCGTCATGGATAGCGTCGATTTCCGTCTGGTAGATGGATTGGGCCACCTTTTTGGATGCCGCTTCCTTCTCCTGCCACAGGGCCATATAGTTTTCGTACTGATCGTCTGCCATACCCAACAGGGCGTTGGCGTACTTCATGGCCTTTTCTTGATCCAGGCCAAGGACTTCATCAAGCAAGCTGTCCGCAATTCCTCGATCTTTCAAGGCTTGGATGGTATCGCCATATTTGTTGATAGCGTCGATGCTTTTTTGCAGGTTTGTCAGCTGGAAGATATCATCTTCCTCGGTGAATAGATCAACGTCGCTTAACTTGCCCTGCAAACTATCCCGGCTGCTTTCAACAGCGTTCAGTGCTTTTTCGTAGTTGTTCTTGATTTCGTTCAGGGCATCCGCTTGGGATTTCAGCGCTTCTTTCTGAGCCGCTTCCTGCTTTTGGAGCTGTTTCTCATTCCAATCTTCATTCAGCTTGTCGATATCAGCCTGAATCTTTTCCCTGTCCTTGACTTCTGCCTTGGCTAGTTCGTCGTTCTTTTCCTTTAGGTTTTTCTTGTGCTCAGCAAGCTCTTTAGCTGCTGCACGTTCATTAGCTGCCGTTTCGATTTTTTCAATCTCATCGTTCAGCTTTTCAACCTCTTTGGAAACGATGTTAGCAACATCTCTAGCTGCATCACGGGCTAGCTTGATGTTTTCTTTCAAGCCATTCGCAAGGCCCTGAATGATGTTCACACCGTATTCATAGAATACCTTGGACGGCGAATGAATCCCTAAAAGGCTGGTAAAAGCACCCTTGATTTGCCCGGCAAAACTTTTGATTTTGCCAATAGCCGCGCTGATTTTGCTAGAAATACCATTGATTAAGCCATGGATGATGTTGGCACCGATGGATTTCAATTGTCCAGGCAACGAAGAAAGCGTTGATTTGATGTTGTTGCCAACCTGCACCATTTTGGCCCTGGCCTGGGACGCCATCTGAGAACCCCAACTAATCAGGGCGGAAAGAGCGCCTGCTAAAGCACTCTTAATTTTGCCTGGGAGGGTTGAAAAAAATGTGATAGCCGCATTTACAGCGTTGCTTGCCGCCTGCCGCATGTTAGCTGCCGCCTGCGATCCCCAGCTACGGATAGCTGCACCTGCCGCAGTCAGTGCACTGGTGATTTTGCCAGCGAGATTCTGGAACCAGGTAACCACCGCGTTAATGGCATTGGTTACGGCGTTCACCATCGTTTGCTTAACGTTGTTGCCCCAGTTACGGATAGCAGCACCAGCCGCCGTTAAAGCACTGGTAATCTTGCTTGCCAGTCCGGAAAACCATGTAACAACTGCATTGATAGCATTGGTTACAGCGTTTACCAGCGCTTCCTTCGCTGAGGTTCCCCAGTTGCGGATAGCCTCACCTGCCGTTGTCAGTGCGTTGGTGATGTTTTCAGGTAGGTTTTGGAACCAGGTGATTACCGTTTGGATTGCGTTGGGTAAGGTAGTGCTGAAAAATGTAATCAGCGCACCAATTACCGTTACAACGGCGGTAATTACGTTTGCCAAAAATTCAAGGGCAGCACTGAGAGCTGTGATAGCTACCGTTGCCGCAATTTCGGTAAATTTCTGGAAAAACTCACTGATTGCCGCCGTTCGTTCTGGTGTAAAAACCTTGCCTATGGCTTCTCCTAATGTGGAAAACGCCGATTTTACCCCTTCAATGGGGCCAGAAATCCAGCCTGCAACGTCGGGAAATAGATTGCTCAGACCATCCAGGATGAGGCTTCCCAAATTACTAAGAATTCGTCCGATAGTCGGACCGACGTTTTGAATGACTGTAACAACGCTCTGGACTAGGTTCTGTGTAAGCGCACCAAGGTCTGCATCCGGGCTTGCCAGCCCGACGAGCCAGTTTTCCCAGGCACCCTTCATAGAGTTTACGCTACCCTCGATGGTGGTAGCTGCTTCCTTCGCCGTGGTGCCAGTGATTCCTAGGTTGTTTTGCACCGCATGGATAGCCTCGATCATTGTCGCGAACGACACATTATCCAGGCTGCTGATTTTTTTACCAAGGACGCCTGAATCATTGATTAGGCGAATCATTTCTGATTGCGTGCCGCCATACAAGTAAGTTCAGTACAGTTTGCAAGGCTGTACCCGCCTTTCGGCTGCTGCATGTTTCCATGCAGGTCAGACTATCTCTTGACCGTTTCCGGCCCCCTGCGCTTCCGCCCGCTTGGGCGTACTCTACTCTGTTCCGGGTTTCCCCGTCATTTCGATAGTCGTTACACGTTCGCTATAATTTAGCGTTTCGCACGGTATCGCCCACAGCGTTATCCGTTTGGGGTTTCACCGTTTTCACAGGGTTTATACTGGGCAATGGTATGGCACTGTCTACCCAGTTTTAGGTTATCCAACCAAATACACCCTCGGTTTCCCGATATTTATTAGGGGTTTAGACTATATCTTCATCTAAAATCCAGCTTGCACAAGTTGTTTTTATAGCAGTTTTATGGTATAATGCTATAAGAGGTGATAATAATGCAAGTTTGGAAAACCATACCACAATTTTCTAAGTATTCTGCAAGTTCCGACGGGCAGATAAGAAACGATAAAACCGGAAGAATCTTGAAGCAGCACAAGGCTACAAGTGGTTATATGTCTCTCGACCTTGGTCAAAGAAATCCCCAATACGTTCACAGGTTAGTTGCTAGCGCTTTCCTCGATAACCCGGACAATCTGCCACAGGTTGACCACATCGACGGCAACAAAATTAACAACAATGTTGAAAACCTTCGTTGGGTTTCCGTATCCCAAAATTGTTGGAATTTTGGATATGCGGAACGCATCGAAAACCGAAAGAAAAGGGTTGTTGCCGTTCATTTGGACGGCAGAATCCTGCATTTTGATTCTAGGAATGATGCCGCCGAACACTTTCAGTGTAGCAAGGGCCTTATTCATTATGAAAAGCTGTACGTAAAGGGTAGAAAAAAGGGTTGGACTTTTTATTTAGATGGTGCGCACTTCCAACAACGTATCAATAGTTGCCGTACTGGGTGACAAGCCCATAGTCGTTTGACGTTCCCATTTCTGGGCTTCGCACAGGATTACCATGCCATTTAGGTTTAGGCTTCCCCTGTTAGCAGGTGCATCTCAACGGCCATTTCCTGCCGTATTTTGCACCCACACCGCTGATTAACGTTCACGCACATTCACCGCAAAATCGCTTATGCGGCGGACATTAGATTTATCGTGTAGTTTTGCTTAGCAAAACCTTGGTAAGCATCCTGAATACTCTGCATGTCGGTGCCCATTTTGTTTGCATTGTCCGACATGTCGGTGATAGCTCGGTTTGCTATCTCTGCCGCTTTGTTTACGTCACCGCCCAGGCCAGAAACCAGAGACGCGGCGAACGATGTAGCCGTCTCCATGTACTGGTTGGCAGAAAGCCCGGCTGTTTTGTAGGCGTTAGCGGCGTACTGTTGCATCGTGCCGCTGGCCTCTTTGAATAGGGTATCAATGCCGCCTACGTTCTGCTCATAAGAAGCGTAGGCTTCGACGGCCTGCTTGCCGACGTCGATCATAGCCTCGCCGAGTTTTTTAACGGCTTCAACGGCCAACTCGACGCCCTTGGCAGCGAGATTGCCCATGAAGGTGCCTTTGAAAATCTCGCTGAATTTACTAGCACTGCCACCAGCTTCATCCATCTGGTCCCCAGCATCATCGGCAGCATCGCCTAATCTGTCCAGATCTTCTTCAGCATCATCCGCTGAATCGCTCAACCTATCCAAATCCTCACGAAGATGGTCCGCGCCGTCCGAGTTTGTGCTAAACGGGTCGTTTCGTAATTCATCGAACGATGATTCAAGATCATCTAGGTAGGAATCCATATCGTTCAGTGAATTCCCTAGGTTTTGGGCACCATCCGCCGCCGTGGAAAACGGATCGTTGTTCAGCTCATTCAGTGAGGCGTCGATTTCATTAAGATAGGTATCAATATCCCCAAGGGAACCAGAAATACCCTCTGACATGCCCCGCGAAGCGCTGGAAACAGTCTCAAATGAACCAGTGATACCCTTTAGGCTGTTTGCTAATGCTTCGGCAGCAGATGAAACTTGTTTGAAAGAGTTTATTACTTCGCTGGCATCACCGTTAATTTCGATGGTAACGGAACCATCAGCCATTTACGTCACCACCTTAATCACCTTTCCCCTTCTGTTTGACGTATTCCTCTGCCTCCTGGTATCTCCTGTTGATTTGCGCCAACAATTCAGCGTCGCGTTCTTCCACCGTCATGTGCTTTTTGCGGTCTACGGTATCCTTGATAGCGTAGATTTCACGCATTTTCTTGAAATGTTTGCGGCGCGTCCGGTCCAACTTATTTAAGTCCGCCGTTCGGTACATAATCCGTTGCATAAAATTGCTTTCATGCGGCAGGTTGAACAGCAGGCGGCGAAACTCCCACCAATGTAAGTCTGCCTTGGTAAGGTCGATATTGTAGTAAGTAAGGAAGGAGGAAGAGATAGCTTCGGCATCTTGCTCAAAGTCGTATACTCTCCCTCCCTTCTTTTTATCCCCTTGTTTTGGCTCTCCGTCGGCTTGATTGTACCCACGGAAAAAGCCAAGCATGGCATCAACAGCGGCCTTAACATCGGCAGGGACAGAGCCTCGGTAGAAAAGGCTTAATAAGCCAGCTACATCCGGCTTTTCTTCCTTCAATACCTCTAGCTCTATCGCCACTCCGACGCGGAAGCTGGGGTCTATCGGCACCCGCTTCCCGTTGACTTCAACATGATCCGGCAGCGCCCGAAACGGGTTAGTTCGCATCGGACTTGCGCAGCTTCACCCGCTCGGCGGCTTCTGCGCGGCGTCGTGCCCGTTCCTCTGCACGTCTCTGCTCCCGGTTGGTGGGGGCAGGTTCACTTCCGTACTTGATAGCATTACTGCCCATGATATCCGTGATGGATGCCATCTCTTCCGCCACGCGGCGGACGAAATCGCCGTATGCAAACACGATAGCTTTCAGGTTGCTTCTGGGACCGAAGCACTTGTCAGAGGTGCCCTCTCCGATAATGGTATCGAAGAAGTCCCGAACCAGTTCGCACATGCCCTTCATGTAGGCGGTGACATCCTTGGGCAGTGCTTCGGTTTCCTTCTGCACACGTTCCAGCTCATTGATAAACAGCTCCATGTTTACCGTGTCGAAAGTGTCGTACTCCACGGCAACGCCGTTGATGTTATAGGTATCCATGCTTAATCCTCCTTATCTTCGGTTACACGTCGGCGGAATAGGTGTACTCGGTGGGGGCGGCAGTTGCCATGATATCCACATCGATCTCAGCGGAAGCGCCTGCCTCGCCGGAACCGTCCGAGTTCACGATAACGGCAGCAGTGCCCTTTTCGCCCTTGCCGGTCAGCAGAGAGAAATACACGTAGGGCACGATAACGGCCTGGCCGGTGCCGAATTTGATAGCGTGAGACAGGGCGTAGTCCTGGAAATCGTCACCAAACATGCGATCACCGGTGACGTTGAAGGTGCGCTGGGTGGCGGTCTTAGTGGTCACCTTGCCGTTGCGGATATAGGTCTTGTCCTCGCTCTCCGGGTTCAGCTGGGAATCAACGTTAGTGATGCCGCCCTGGACAACCACATAGTCACCGATTTTACCAGTGGGAGAAGAGGCGATGTCAACGGCCAGGACAAAATCGTCGGCAGTGGCAACGCCGGAAAAGGAAGGAGACGGCTCCTTGCCCGTCATAAGGGTAGAAAGTTTCATTTTTTCATTTCCCCTTTCAGTTGGAAAAATAGTCCATAGTCATCAAAATTTGATGATCTTCTGTATTATCGTCGTACCGGGCGAACATTGCCGCCCTGGTGTTGCAGGTAATTTTAGTTGCCTGTTTCCCGTCCCCCAAATAGGGCAATGGTCGGCGGGATACGGCCCAGTCGCCAATAGCATCCAGGATTTCATCGGCTTTCAACCGGTCGTTGTTGCTGGATGGTTGCAGGCGATAGATGATTTTGAATTGATACTGCCCCTGATACGCCCCGCGAACGTATTCTTTGGTTTTATAGGCCCCTTGGATGGTAGAAAGCGCCATACCAGGCTGATCGGAAGGAAGATACTCGAAAGCGATAATAGCAGGCTTATTTTCGTACTGATTCAACCAAACCAGCAGTTTCCTGGAAATCTGATCGGTTTCCGCCTTGGATACCATGCGTAATGGTCTATCATCCATTCAATATCGCCTCCTTGTACTTCTTTACCCAGTTCGGCAGATTCATAGCCTTGGAGGCATCAAACCAATGGCTTTGCGCCTGTCCGTGCATTGCCTTGGTGAACACTAAGCTCTTGCCGTTTGCCACTTTAGTAGCTCCCGGCCTAGCCCACGGGCTTCCGGTATCTGGGTCGACCAGTACCTTACCTTCCCACAGAAAACGGGCATACGGTCCGGGGTATACGATGGTATCCCCCTGCACCCTAGCTCGTCCTGCAAGGGAACCTGTAAGGGCTGGAACAAACTGGTCGGTGTCTTTCATGGCTTCATTTGCCAGAACTTCCTTTGCCCGGTCTGCACGCTGGGCGAACTTGGCGGCGTCAATTTTTACATCAACCTTAACGCTAATCATCAACGCCCACCTACTTCAAAATGTTTCATCTCTTCCGAGCCGAAATCCTTCGCATCCACCGAATTGATTCTGTATACATCATCATGTGTGCGGTTAATCCACTGGAAATCCTTCTCAGGCTCTACAACCTCACCCTTGACGATGAATGTAGAAACATCGGTAGGCGGTGCAGAATCCAGCGTCCACAGGCCGCTTTTATCGGCGGCGGCATGGTATTCCTTCGGGGATACATACCGTTTGATTTCGGCTGTCTGTCCGTCGTAGGCTTTCACGTTGAATGGGATGTATACCGTCACAGCATCGGCGTTTTCCATGCCGGAAGAACGGACGTTTGCGGCCTTGGCAGCATCCAGCAAAACTCCCTCTAGCACCGTGATATTAGTCACTTGCTCGAATGTTACCTGATCCTCAGTGATGATATACAGGGTGATGGTATGTGGAAACATCGTCACCAGCAGTCACCCCACTTTGCCATCGGGTAGCCGGTAGCCTGCAAAAAGCCGGTACCTTGCAGGTAGATTAACAACGCGCTTTTTTTGCGTGCTGTTAGCAGTTGCAGGTCTGCCGCACTCAGAGTTTTGGTTCCGTAACTCCGGGACCATCCCCCCACCGATTCACTAGAGATGGAACCGGTGGAGGAAAAGGTCAGGGCGTTCAGCCTGTTTTCATCCTGGAAGATTTCAGCAAGCTCACAGGTAGCCATTTGCACCGCCGTTAAATCATCACCAGTTGCCGACATAGCTTTCCCGCTAGTGGCGGCGTTGATGTAGGCAGTGGCGCGGGTAGCAAGGCCGTTGAAATCGGCTTCTTCAATGGCGTTGCCGCCGTATTCGTTACGATAGAACTCATAGGTCGCGTAAGCCATTGATTAACTCCTTTCTCAGGCCACCTTGATAACGTAAGTCTCATCCATGCGCTCGAAGGAGGGCAGGACGATTTCGGAGACGGTGGTCTTAGTGTTCACGGGGTCAGAGGTGGTAGTCACCGCAACAGCAATGCCGGTATCAACCAGGGACACATCGGCATCGGCCTTGCCCATCAGAGTGCGCTCTTCGGGGGTGGTGCCGTACCAGGTAGAACCCAGTGCGCCCTCAGGCAGCAGGGTAACCATATCGTCGGGATAGAACTTGTGAGCGGTGCCAACCTCATCCTTGTACTGTTTGGAGTACACGATGACGGTCACGCCAAGTTCGTTCTGGAACAGCTCGTTCACTCGCGCATCGGTCATGAACACGTTGGCGGTGATGTTCTGGGCCAGCACAGCGGACTTGATTTTAGCGTTGGCTTTCAGGTAGCCCATGGTCTTCTTGCTGCACAGCATGATGGTGGGCCGGGTGCCGGTGTTGGATTCCACGGAATCCAGAGCGTCCTGAATGTCAGACATGGGGTCGGCGGTGTCGGTGGCAGACCACTTCTTGGTGGCGGTGGTGATAGCGTTGTAGTTGTTGGTCTTGTAGGATCCATCGGTATCGTAGTTGTAGGAATACTGCACGCCACCAGCTTCCAGGACGATTCTAGGGGAACCGTCGGTAACGGGGGCAAGCAGCTGCATACGCATACGCTCAGCCACGACACGGGCACCCTCAACCAGGGTGGAAGCATCGTCATAGATGGAGGACAGGACAGAGGCCAGGTAGGGATCATTGCCGTCGATGATACGCATGATCTCCTGCTCATCCTCTTCCTTCACCAGCATGGACTCACGGAAAAAGGCCATTTGGGTCTCATCGACCTTGATACCCTCGCGGCTACGCAGGGTAGACTTGGCGTCGAAATTGGAGGGGGCCAGAGAAACGGGCAGGCCCTTGTGGGACTTGATCCACTTCAAATCCAGGCCCATCTTCTTCTTGGCAAGGAAGAAGCCCTCACCCAGGTAAGCCATGCGGTTAGACGCAGCTTCGGTCTGCTGCACGGCAATAGCGGCAGCGCTGAAAACATCAGAAATGTTCATTGTGTATCCTCCTTCCTTACATGAATACGACGTTCTTCATGGCAGCCTTGGCAGTTGCATCCACGGTAACACCGGAATGTGCCTGCGCCTTGGTGGCGTTGATGTAGCCGCCGATAACAATGGTGCCCTGGGGGCGATCCTCGTAAACGTCCCACAGCAGGACGCCGACGGCGGTAGAAGTCTGACTACCGGATTCGCCGGAAGTTGCAGCCTTTTTGCCATCAGCCGCCATAGGAGTGCCAGCCTTGCAAACGCCGCTGGTAAATGCGGTAGAATCCAGAGTAAGGGCTTTGCCCACATACTCGGAGTTGTACAGGATTTCCACGTCCGCAGGCGCGGAAACCTCAGAGTATTTCATGGTACCTAATGCCATTTTTGTCACTCTCCTTTATACTGCGACAGTACGTCGCTGTACGTTTTGTTGTTCTGCGCGGTAGCCGCACCAATGCTTTTTGCAAGAGCGATACCGATGTTTTCGGTGCCGTTGTCCTTACCACCCGCGCCGACAGGTCGACCAAAGGAAGGGGTAGGCTTATCAGATGCAAAAGCGCCGGGGTCAGCTTCACGCTGTTCTTTCAGGAAATCATCGAAACCTTCCAGTGCGCCGTCTTTCAGGGTCAGCCCCTTGGCTTTGAGTTCATCCCGGAACGCCCTCTCAGCGCCCTTGGACGAAAACTTGACATTTGCGCCGGTGATAGCAGCAGAAGCGGCGGCGGAATAGTCTCGCTCCGCAATCTGCGCCTTGTAGGCTTCTGTGTCTTTGTCGTACTTGGCTTTCAGCTCATCCATCTGAGCTTTGATCTCATCGGCAGAACCAGCGTTCTTTTTCAGCTCTTCCAGGTCCTTGTCCCGGTCTGCAAGCTGGGTTTTCAGGTTTTCTGCGTCCGCCTTGGCAGCTTCAGCCTTGCCCTTCTCCCGCTCAATGTCCTTGCCATTCTCAGCAAGAACTTTGTCGATGATCTCATCCTCTAAGCCAAGCTCTTTCAGATATTCGCGTTTCATTGTTCTCTCCCACGACTACGCTTATTTACGCGGGTTGCATCCGCTGTCGCCCGTAGTTTTACGACATCGGGGCGGTCAAAAATAAAAAATAAGCCAAAAACCAACGTTTTAGTTGATTCTTGGCTCAAAGGCTCAGGTTATTTGGGTTTTATTCGCTTTACTTTGCTTCTTTTTGCTTACGTTTGCTTTTTGTTTGCTTACGCTTGCTTAATTTTGGTTTCGTTTGGTTATCCGGCCCATTTGATTTCACCGTACCAATCGCAACGTATACCGTTGTTTTTGCCGGTGCATTTCACCAGGACACCGCAGGCTCCCGGCTTTACCGGGTGAATCTTCTTCCCACATTCAGGGCAACAGAACCAGGTTTGTCCGTTGATTGTTTTAATCATCGTCCTCTTCCTCTTCATCCTCTGGCTCCGGGCCGTTAAAGTAGATATTGAAAAATTCATTCACAGCAACCATTTCGTTTGCGCTTTTCCCATCAAATTCCACGGTTGCAGCGCGAATCGCATCATACGTTTTCTCACACACGGTAATCTTCAATATACCACCTTCGTCCTTTCGCGCTGTAACGGCAGGTTGGCCGCTTCGCTGAATAACCTGTATTCACGGTTCAGCAGACGAATCTTTGCCTTTGCCGCCGTTGCGTCCTTGGCGGCTTCCTCTGTTCCCAGGGCTTCCGCCGCTTTCTGTATGCGTTTCTGCTTCCTAATAGATCGTTCTATCTCCCGTTGTTTCTGGGATGCCTGGTACTGGTCGTATGTGCGGCCCTGATACTCGAACGGGGGTTGATCTATCTCGCGCAGTTGTTTGTCGGTGTAGGTTCTGGAAGAAACCCCTTCCACAAATGGGTAGTAATGATGTTTACAGTTCCACCCACCAAGGCCCGGCCCAGTTCCGTATCCGGTGTTTTCGATGAAATCCGGGTACTTTGTGTTCTTGGGTTGCCCCGGCTTATTCCACACGAAAAGCTTCCCTTGCCACGACTGGTGGTTTTCTGGCCCACTTCCTGTGTTTCTCGCCCCAGCATGGGCGGACACTTCCACTAGGTTAGTTTCCAACCGCTCCATGCTCTGCTCTGCATAGCGCTGGCAGGTTTGATTCACCCCAGTCATCACAGCACGTCGAGCGGCTACGTCTGCTTGATCGTAATGTACCCGCCCATTGGATTCGTAGCGGATAGACGTTAAACCACCGGCGGCAAGCTGCTTTGTGGCGTGGGCTATCGCTTCGTTATAACTGATAGTCCCAGACATTACTTCTGTTTCTGCCATATCCAGCGCCCATTGATAGGCTTTCTTGGGTTCCAGCCACTTAACGACTTTGCCGTTGCGTCGGACTGCAAACCCCATTGATTGAGTTAAGTTTCGCAGTTCGTCTTTGGTCTGCCGCCTGATAGCCTCAACGTCCACATCATCAACAATGTGGCGCGGGGCAGTAATCTCTGCCGCAGTTGCTAATGTACCGTAGTATTTGCGATTGCGCTCTACTACGCCATCCATGATAGCATCTACCTTGTCCAGGCTGGTTTGCGTAGTCTCTGCAATGGCTGTTGTGATTTCGTCTAGCGTTATCCCGTGGGCACGCAGTTCCCGGATATCCTCAACAGTCACCTGGTTCAAGTCCCCGGACACCACCAGCCGCCAACAAATCTCTTGTAGCAGCCTATCTTCCAGGCCCCGGAATAGCTCGGCGATAGGCTCAGGCAGGGCATCCAGAACAGTGGGGCTGAATGGGTACTTCATTATTCAAGTTCCCCTTGCGGCTCATCAACCATTTCCTCCATCCCCGGCAGCATAGCTTTGGCAGTCTCTTCATCCTCGCCGAAATACTTCTGCCGGAATTCATAGGCATTCAGGATACCAGCAGATACCAGTTGCAGGTCAGCCGCCATTTCTGCGCGGTTGCTCTCAGGATCATCGAGTACACCATCACCGAAGCTGAGATGCAGCTCATAGTCCCCCTGAGGGGCCAGGGCGTACAGTGTGGCGTATACATCCATCGCATATACCAGATCGTCCAGGGCATCCCCAAACGCCTGCTGAATATGGCTCTCCGTGATGTATTGTCTCTGCTTGCTAGCTAAGATTTCCGTCGATGTTTTTTCCACGCTGGACGGGTCAGAAATCGTTCCATAGGCTAGGCCTGTCTGGAATTCAATTTGTTTCAGGATGTTTTGAAAGCCTCTGTAAATGGCATCATCCCGGAACGCCGGGGAGAACTCTTTGAAAAAGTCCCCATCCTGGGACATAAACGGCCCAAACTCATACAGCCGGTTTCTCCCGAAATCACGTGCGTTCCCGCTGGTGTACTCAGCAAAAATCTTGCGTTCGCCCGATTTGAACTCCCACCACAATCTATCCCACTGTTCATCTGCATCCTTAACCAGACCAACGATGGAACCACCGTACACAGATACACCCAGGCGGCTATCGGTATCGATGTTGTTTGCAACAGGCGGGGTAAAGAAAGCAAACAGCGGACGTTCTACGCCGTCGAGCGTGGTTTCATCGTCCAAGGTTGCCCAGGCAGGGACCGTATCGAGCGGCACTTCCTCGCCCACTGTTCCGTACTGGTTGGATTTGTGGGCCTTGTTCCGTACAACGTAGGCCGTACGGTCTCCATCCCTTACAAACTCATGGCTCTCTAGTCGGACGTACCATTTACCGGCCAGCTGCACCCGTTCGCGGAATACGCCGCCGGTGCATTTACCAGCTTCATCGAAGTTGGTAGGCTGAAATGCCATGATACTAGAAGCATCGACTTTCAACGTGCCGTTGTACACATAAGGCCGAAGGGCCAGCCCACCAAGAGCAAGCCCCATCTCTAAATTTTTCTCAAAGCTCCGGGCCGCATCCTGGAAACACGCATCCAGGAATTCAGCCCGCGCCCCGCCGGTAACTGTGCCGTTAAACTCTACCATCGCAGGCCGTGCCATTTCACGGGCGATAGCAGCAGGCAGGCCGAGCGGGATAATGTCACGCTTGGCCCAGGGCGGTTCGTTGATGTACATAGAATACCACAGGTTGATATTCTGCTGCATCGTGGTACCAACCGCCGTATCTACTCCGAAATCTTTTTTAGCGGCAGCAGTGGGAAACAGCCAGTTTTTCAGATTTCGGAACGTCCTAGCAAAAAAACTTTCCATTAGCGCACCTCCCGCCGCATTATCGTGTATACGAAATATCGTATCATATCCATTGCGTGGTCCGATTCTTTAACTACCGCGTCGGTTTCTTTTTTTTCATCCCAGCAGTAGGAACCGAATTCATCAAACGTATTTTCACAGCTGGCATCGAACAGGATTCTACCAGCTAACAGCAGGCTACCAGTAAGACGGATACCATCAAGCACTGCGTTATTAGCATCCATCACAGCGAATTTACCGCGCCGCCGCAGCGTTTCCTTGAACGATGCTGCCGACGGGTCGACGATAACTCGCTCTATCTGGTACCCTTCCGCAAAGGCTTCCAGATCGTCAGCGTATTCCTCATCCGTTTTCTGGCGCTTCTGCTTTCGCCCATCATAGTAATATTCTTTCAGCATCACAGCTTTACCATTTCGCAGCTGCCACAGCCCCATAGCCGTAGGGTTCAACGTGCCGTAGTCGATGCTGATATAGTACACACCACCGGAGTATTGTTCCGTGGCTATATGTTTCGCCTTGTCGAACATCGGGTAAACTAGGCCGTCGGCTACGCACCATTCGCCCAGGATGTAGCGGCGATAGAACACACCTGCATACATGGATTTGTACCGCTGGACGATTTCAGGTGCAAGAGCCGGATTATCGTCCAGAAGAAAGTGTAGATGCAAGGCGTTCTTTTCCCCAACTTTTTTAATCCATTCTTGATAAAACCAATGGGAAGGGGGGCCAGGGTTGCAATTGAACCACAACCGGGAACCAGCAATAGAACACCGGGCAAGCGCCTGCTCCACGAAGGAACGGGGTTGAAGTGCCACTTCGTCCAGCAACACCCCTGCCAGGGTTCGGCCCTGAATCAGCATAAACGAACCTTCATCCTTGCCGCCGAACACCTCAAACACATTTTCGTGTTCGCCATCGTTTACTACCATGACTTTGTCCGTGCGCTTCCAGGTGACTTGATACTGGCTTGTTACCCAATCCACCTGCATATACGGAATGATGATATTTTTAACGGCGCTGTCCACGCTTTTCCCGCAGATAGCGAACCGCTGGCCGTCATAGCGACGCATGGCATCATCGACAAATGCAATCGTCATCAGGGACGTTTTGCCCGAACGGATAGCCCCATCACAGATCAAGGCATTATATCCAGTAAACGGGAAAGCCAGGATTTTGCGCTGCTTTTCACTTAGCACAATCATCACCCGTTCTTTCCCGTTCCATGCGTTCCGCATCTTCTAACAGCGAACGGGTAAGATCGTCAACCTGCTTCTTCCGCTTGCCGTAGCCCTTACCAACGGAAGCATACCGTTTTGCCAGGCTGTCACCAGCTTTCAACCGGTCGGCCAAGGAAGCATCCAAACCGAATTGATCTTTTACCCGCCCACGCATTACATCCGAATAAAATTGCATCACTTCTTCAATGCCTGCAATGCGTTCGTTGTCCAAATTCTTCTGAAAATGTTCGAGATAGGCAACTATCTTAGGGTTTCCCAGGGTTTCGTCCGCAATCGCCGACGCACTTCTTTCTGAATACCCTGCTTCAATCGCCGCCTTAGTTTTGTTGCCATATTGCAGATATAAATCAGCGAATTTCCGCTGTTTCAGCGTTAAACCAAACTCATCCCTTTTCAAGCGGAATCACCGCCGTAAATCTGAGCCAGTTTCTTCACAATATCGGCTAACTGGTAGCTTTCCATGATGGTGCTGTCCCGCATACGTCCAGCAGCATTTTCTTTCTTTTCAGTAAGCACGAACTTAGTCACCATCCTTCCCGTTTTTTCGGAATACGCCTGCATCTGGTTCAGCTTGATAAACCGTCCCTTTTGGCACAGGGCGGTTTGCAGCTTAGTTGCAACCTTTCTTAGGTTCATCGTTATTCCTCCTATGCCCGTCTCTTCCGAGCTGTCAGGACGGGTTTCCATCGCCCCAGCATCCGCAAATGCTAACCTCTATTCTGGTAGCAGGCCCCGGTAACTACCCGGATATAGGCTATTGCCAGCCCGCCATATTGCCCCACAGCGGTGTTGGTGCTGTACACACACGCAACAGTGTTCCACCGTGGGGAATCGCCGACTTAGTACATTCATCGGCTACTGTATACAGTGCAGTCGCTGGGCCTTGAACCCAGTTCACCAATCCGGTGACGCCCCTACTAGCCCTTCCGCATATATCCCCGTCTTTCCGGGGTGCCAGGTGTTTCAGGTGATTACACCACAACCCATCCGGCGGCAGGAGTAGGATTTGAACCTACGCAGGCTGTAGCCCATACCGCATTAGCAATGCGGCCTCTTAACCAAACTTGAGTATCCCGCCGTATGCCTAACCGGAATCCAACCGGGGCCACCAGGTGAGTGATGGAGCTGCTTTTACAGGCTGCAGCTTACCGAAGGAGCATTCCCTATGGAAACAAAAAAGAGAACCGACAGAGCGGAAAGCCAGCTATTGGCTCCTGCACCGATAGCCAGCATATAGAAAGAACTCCCGGCGCAACTGCCACATCGAAGGCGCTGGTGACACACCCTTGCGTTATCCGGCGGCGTTCTTTCATATATCCCAACCTGCGCGGGTCGTGGCATCCCTACCGTGCCAGATAATAGGACGCTCGCCGCGCTTGGTTAGGTGCTGAAAAACAAAACACAAAATGATGGTAGGAGCAAAGCTTTCACCACCTTTCGTATTTTATTTTTTCCCTTTCGGGATGGTCCTGGGATTCGGGATCGAACCAAATCATACACACCAGTGCCCAGGATATGGAGGGCGGGGCAGGGGTAAAACCCCCGCCCCTATACCAAATAGGAGGGGTGGCTATTGCCGCCGCCACCCGGCGGAAGAAGCATGCGGAAGCCCGAAAGGACAAAGACTTCCTTGCTATTATTATACCATATTCTACCGTATCGTTCCACGAAAATCTGTGTTTTTGCTAATTCTTTGGACAATATGTCCATCTGTTAATCAGCATATTTGAAAATCACGCCGTCGATGAACGACTTATTTCTAATTCGTCTGTGCAAGCCGCTTGTGGATAGGTAATTTTCCCGCGCAGCAGCCCTTGCACTAGGATAGAATTTCAGCACCTTACCCCATTTGTCCGTCTTGGCCACAATTCGGCAATTTGGGCTTCTGCGCTCCTTGTTGAAGTCCGCCCTTGTTACAAACTCCAAATTATTTACCGCGCAATTTTGATAATTTCCGTCCTTGTGCCGCAGGATCATGCCCTCCCGTTTCCCGCCAAGGAAAACATCACACACAACATCTTTTACTCGAATTGTTTTACCGGCAATTTGAATAGTGACGTTGCCGTTGTGCGATTGTTGGCGCATGATTCGTGGATTTTCAGCCCTTTCTCTGGAATGGTCCCAACGTTGTTTTATCCAGCTTCGGATTTCGCCAAAATTAGAAACATCATACCACCCGTCAGTGCCGGGAATCGGCAGCCACACCTCTCTCAAACCTGCCCTCCAATTCTATCAAGCAGGGCCACAAGACCCCGCACTTCCAACGGATCAACGCCCGTTTCCTTCTTCAACTTATCCAAGCGATAGGTGATAGTGTGCCGGTGGCAAAACAACTCCCGCGCCACCTTGCTAATCATCATCCGGTTCTTTTCCAGTGAAAGAAGAACCTTCTTGTCGAAATCATCCATATTATCCCCTTGCTTTTTTCAGCTTCCAGAAATCATTAATAGCATCCCGGACCGGGTCCGTTTTGCGTTGAGATCTAGCGTACTCCAGTATCTCCAAATCACGCTCATAATGCTCTTTGCACATCTGCCGCCCCGGTAGCGCTGGGCGTTCGCAGTAACGGCACTCCCCTGCTGGTTTCCGTACATACCGTTCTCTGTGTTTTCTGTTGCGCCGCAACCTACATTCATTGCAGAACGCCTGCCCTTTGTAGGCCGGTTTGCCGCATGCTGTACATAGCCCTGCCGCTTTTCGCTGCGCATACAAGGTTTTCATACTCTCCCTGTTGCGCTCTCCCCGTTTTTTCTTTTCATCTTGGGATAGCTTGGCGTTGCAGGCGTTGTTTGCCTCTACGCTGATAGATAAGCACTCAAGACATTTATACCGCCCAGGGGCGGCGCGTTCTTTCATACACCGAACGCACAGCCCCCTAGCTTTTGCCCATTCATAACTCTGCTTCTTGTACCGCAAATCACGTTGCCTGATCTCCTGTGCTGTCAGGGCCATTATTCAGCGTCCCCGGTTATCAGTTCGGAGTAGGGGAGAGATTCGATCCAGCGGCAGAACTCCCTCCACTCGGTGAGCTTGTGGTTTTTTCTGGCGTGGTAGATGTTAGATAGCACTTCGTAATTGAGCTGCACAGTACGCTTCTGTAAGAAAGAAGAAGGAAGGAATTGGATGATCTTATACCATGTTTTACGAGCATATTTGTGATCGCCACTCTCCTTCAGCACGATATACTCATCTCTGAGACCGTTGATGTGGAATATAATTTCCATAAAGTGCTCGATCGAGTCATCATCCTCCTTGATGTAATCAACCGCGAAGTCATCAAGCATTAACGGACGATCTGTAATCGTATGCATCGTACTCTCACTGTTAGCGACCGTTCCGACCTTGTAAGTGTCGAATTCCTTCCACCAGTAGAGCGGCGCAGTAACATCGGCATAGACAACGATCATGCGCATATACTTCCGGTGGTCAGTTCCGGCCCTGGCAAGGCGCTGCATCAGCTCGAAGTCGTTCTTTCCGACGCAGAAAATGTCTTCTTTGAAGTAGCCCTCGTCCCCGCGTGGACAACTTCCATGAACTCCCACACGGCAATCCTCGAAACCGTCCATGCTCTTGCACAGTTGGCTGTCCGACCGTTCCCAGGAGTTCATGGGATTTCGCATCCCCCGGATAGCGGCTTCCCAGCCCACTACCTCTGTGTGTTCAAACTCGATCATTGGTTCTCCTTTCCAACCTGTGTATTTTTTGCACAGGTTACTCGTTGTATCCTCGCAATTTATCGCCGATCAGAAAGAAAACCGGCAACTTGTACGCATCTGCGGCGGCGATCTCCACCTTGCACCCTCTGGCATCGCTCCATCCCTTGCATACGATAACAGCATCCGCGTCCGCCATGACCTTCAGGCTTTCGCCCAGAAACCACAACGGCTTTGCTTCGGTGGGAGCGCCCTGGAAGAAACTCTCCAGGACCTCCACATCATCACCCCACTTGGCTTTAGCAGCCTTAATAGCCCGCTCCCGTTCTGCCAGGATTTCAGCATCGGTTTTGCCCCGCATGGGCTGAGAAATAAAGATTTTCATTTTGAATCATCCTCTCTGTTTTCATCGTTCCAGGACAAAACGGCTAGATTATACATCGGCTCCGTTTTTCCTGTGTTCTGGCATTTTTCACATCTAACCCGGTACAACTCTACATCATCCCCGATTCTGTACATGTACTGCACAGCGGGTTCTCTGCCGCATTTCCGGCAACTGTGTGGATTAGGAATCATTGCCGTACACATCCGCCGCAATTTCCCCAGCGCAAGCGGCGTAGCCTGCCATATCAATCCAGTTGTCCTGGTGTTTCGGGTTCTCTTTTGCCCTGCCGATCTTTAACAAGATCATCATGTTCGCCACGTCCACCGGCGTGATCTCACGCCCAGTATCCAGATAGGCCGTCCACAAATCAGCGATAGCTCCAAAGCTGTCCTCCGGTCTGCCATACGTATCCTGCCGGTCGTTGCACACGCACTTTTCAGCGGCATCCAGGATTGTTTTTCGGGTGATTGGCTGTTTCTCTTGATTACCGATGGTGTGGCATTTGATAAATGCTGCTGCATCCTGCATCAGTTTTTCGTGGCACGCAATCCCTTCCACTGATTCCGCAACATACGGGCATTTTGCGTTGCAATCTCTCGGCGTTTCGGCGCATTGGCACACCTCTAACGCGGCGATTATTCGCATAGCCTTATCAAATTCCAGCCGCTTAGTTACCTTGTCCATCAACATTTTTTACACCCCATTTCCAGCTTTTTCATCTCAGCGATAGCCAACGCCGCCTTGTGCATGGCCTTGCGTTCATCCAACTTCGCCACCACCTGCACAGTTTCCGCCGTGCAGATGATAGCTAGGGCCACCAACCAGAACACCATCCAGGGGTGCGCTAACAGCCATTCCATCACTTATCCCCCTCTCTTTCAAGCGCTTCTTCCAGTCGCTTCTTGTGCCGTTCCCATTTCCAAACGGATATATCCGCATTGGGTTTCAGTTCTAGGGCGATAGCGCAAGAAACAACGTCTGTGTATTCTTCGTCCAACTTATCCAGGTAGATCGTTCCGTCCTCTTTAACCGGGTTATCTCCCCGCAAAACTCTGGCGAGTTTCAGGGCACAGTGGGCCAACTCCATGCACTCCTCTGCTAGGGCTTCATAGCAGGCAGCATAGCCTACCATGGCCGGGAAATCTCCCCAGCATTTCATTTTATCCGGGATATTCACAAAACTCCTCCTCACAAATATCAACAATGTGCTCGCACAGCGCCGACGGGATAACGCTGCGTTCCACGCTGCCACGCAACCCCTGTGTCCCTGTTTTCGCCCCTCTGGGTGCTCTGATATGGCACGGGGCACCATTGCGGCAGGGTGGCTTAAACTGCGGGTCAGGGTGGTTCGTCCAGATATCAGTCGGTTTCATTCTGGCGTCCCCATACTGGCAATAGGTAACAGTGTAACGGGGCAGTCCCTGCATCCATGTCATTTTCCTCATTCCGCCGCGTGGGTTTTCGATGAACCAGTAGCGCGGTTTTAATTCTCGTATCAGTCGCAAAACATTCCGGTCTACGGAATCGCAAAATTTAGCGTAGTCGCTAACAGCGTCCAGGTTGCCAGTTTCCTGATTTTTCCGGCGATGGTGGCTAATAGCCGCGATGGAAAACGTGGCGCAGTCCGGTGAGGCCCAGATAACATCCGGCCTACCGAATTTTTGCAGGATATCATCGGCGGTCAACCCAGCTATATCCGCGTACAGGTCGATGTCCGGGAATTTTTTATCCCATTCGACACTGTAAACGTCATGGCCGCGTTTCTCAAATACCCGCCCGATGCTACGGGTCCCAGCAAACAGTTCCAGGATTTTCATTTTCTCCCCCTTTCTAACCGTGTCGATTCTAACACGGTTACTTGAAATCGTAGTGGTCGAACAACCAACGCAGTGCGTGTCGAAGCTCTGCGTTAGACAGCCTAGAACACACTTCGTCAGACGTTGCAACGCGCTCTATCGCGTAGGTCATTGCATCGTATGTCAGCCCATCACCCTCCAGGTAGGTCAGGCTGTGTTTCACGATATTCACGGCCGTTTCATCGTCCATGTAGATGGTCGGAAATTTTATAAGGCAGTCCATTATTCCACCTCCGGCATTTCAGGAAAAGGCATCCACATAATCACCTTTTCACGGCCTTCCCATCGTCCATCTTTGCAGAAACCTACATTATGCCTGTATTTTTCAGCCACTTCGACAGCAAACAAATCCTGCTCGACCACTTTTCGCTTTGTTTTTGTATCTAAAATAACCACGTGGTACCAGCCTTGTTTTTCCGGCAACCGCTCCTCCACCGGAATCCACCTAGTCCATTCCAGTGCCTTCATTCCCATCCGGCAGGCCTCATTCACCGTTTCAATGCTGTCGTATACCTCGCGGTGCTCCGGGTCAAGGATTTCGATAGCTCGATCAATCGTCATGATCTACCTCCATTTTCGCACCGCAGGCGGGACAAAACCGGTGTGAAGGGGCTCCTGCTGTAAAACCGCACAGGGAACAGATGCGCAGCATGGAACCATCCAATCCATTCAACCACCATCCATGCCGTACTCCATCCAACTCATCCAGAATCGTCTTGTACATCTCCCTCGCCCCAGGCATAGGCGTGTTGTCGGCGTGGCGCTGGAGCCACTCTCTAGCTTGTTCAATCGTCATTTGGCACATCCATTCTCGCTCCACACCACGGGCAGAACGCATATTTATCACGCGGGCTGAGTCTTTTTGGCCAAGTTCCGGCGCATTCTCCACACTCACTGCACATATTGTTTGCCAGATTAAACCCCGGAAATGTATTTTTATCCTCGATCCACTGCCCACGCCGCACCGGGGCCACATCGGCGGCAGGCTGGTTTGCCACCAGGCTAACAACCCCCACTGTGTCCCACTCGCTGAGAGGACTTCCGCCCACTTTGCTAATCGCCTTTAGCAACGCTTCTCGGTCGATGTAGTCAGTCATTTCCGTTCCCCCTCTTATTCCATCATCTTCGCGCCACAGGCTTCACACACGCCGCGAATATGACCATTGTAGGCGTCCCTGGTGATTACAAAGGCATGTTCCGTTCCGCAAAATAAGCAAACCATCCGCTCTACTTCCTTGCGCTCCCGCACGGTATCATCTGGCGAGAATTTCTGCCCGCAATACGGACACTGCTCCACGGAATCCGTTATATCCCCGCAAGCCGGGCACGTTGGCACCTTACAGCCGTATTCCTCTGTCCACTCGATAGGCAAGGGCGGCTTGTTTTCGTTTGCTTTGCTCATTTTTCGATCACCTTTCATTCTGCATCCCCCATCTCCCGATCCCCGGCGGGCAGATCCAGCCACCGCCGCCAGCATTTGCAGCAGTCTCCCTCGCCGTCATCCAGGCACTCATTCTTCTGCACGTCCGGGGGACAGGGACCGCAGCCCAGGAGCGCAGCCAAGGCGTCCGCGTCCATCTCGCGCAGGGCGTCCGCGTCCATCTCGCGCAGGGCGTCGGCGTGGGTTTTGGTTGGTTTCTCCCACTGGTCCGCCTCCTGATACAGCCGGGACGGGGTAGCCACCTCTTGATTGACGTATTTTCCGACGTATTCATCCAGAATCACACCGCAAATTGTGTGGTAGTAGATTTGGCAAATCTCCATACCGGGGTAGATACGCACCGGCTCTGTGGCTGCCAGCTCCAGCGTCCAGCGGCCCCGGAAGCCGATATCCCCAAAACCTGCTGTAACGTGTACAGCCAGTCCCAAGCGCCCCACGGACGAGCGCCCAACCAACATCGGAACAAGGTTTCGAGTCTCGGTCCACTCCTCCGTGGACGCGATATACACGCGCCCAGGTTTCAGGACGTATCCCTCCGGCGGGATGATAATCTCCCGCGTGCGGTTGTCCCGTTTGGGGTCTAACACCGCCTCCGTGTACACCAGCATCCGGTCCAGCAAACGCAGATTGTAGCTGTTGGGGCCAAGCTGCTGATCGTTGTACGGGTGGATGATGATGTCACCCGATGCCATGCGCTGCCGGATTTCATTGCCAGACAGAATACCGTATTGGTTCAATTTGTTCATTCATTTCCCTCCTACGCGGGGTACAAGGCCCCACGATTGTTAGATTTTGGATTAGATATCAAAGCCGAAGCACACGCCGTAGCTGTAGCTGGCAGCGGCGGCGTAGCTACTACCGTCGCTACCAACATGGCAAAAGGACGTGGTTCCGTTCGCATACGGGGTTGCTAACCAATACGGAAACGGGATGCCACTCAACGTTTTAATCCGGTTTTCCTTCTTGAAGTAACGAGAAAGTGCTTCACACACCTTTTCTTTTCCGTATTCGTTTTCCCCGAAAACCTCTTTCTCGCGCAACAGCCGAAGTGGCTCAGTTATAACCCCCTGCAAATCGTCCGGCAGCAAGCGAAACAGTTTGCTGAGATATTCCTCCATCGTACTCAGCTGCTCTCCATTTTCTGCAGCCCAGTTCACACTCATGCAATGGGCGTCTTCGAGCAGGTTTTTCGTGAAAAACGTTGCGCTTCTGTGCCCTGCACGTTCGCACACCAGCGTGACTTTTTCGCCCGTTTTCAGAACGATGTCGATTTCATCACCGACATTCAACGGGTTGGAAGCAGCATCAATATCTTCTTTCAGCTCTGCCCACGTCGTTTCCAAGGTGCAGTTTTTCTTGATTTTGATCATTGGTTTTCCTCCTTTTTCGCGGGGTCACGGAAATGGTTCACACTCCCGCAAGCCTCATTTGTTGCACCCGTTGCATATCAGCCACAGGCCCCAGCATTTCCTTTTTTGCCTGCTGGTAGAAATTCTTGTCCACCTCAAAACCGTAGGCGTTCCGCCCGATTTCAAAGGCGGCACGGAGGGTTGAAGCGCTGCCAGCACACGGGTCGATCACCACGTCACCAGGATCGGTAAAAATCTCAATCAGCCGTCGCAAAACAGAAATCGGTTTCTGCGTTGGATGGATCTTCGGATACTCGCGGGATGAATCTCGCCGCCACTCGAACCAGTTGAATACCATGTGTCCGCCGTTGTTGAATTTTGGCAGTTTGTCCCGGTAGAGAACCACGGCAAACTCCGTTGCCCCAACGATTTTCATGTTCGCCTTTAGCACCTGGGCAGAATAGTTTTTGCAAAAAAACAACGGGTAATTTTTCTTGAACCCATATCGCTTGCCGTACTCAATCACGGTTTGCATCTGTTCAAACGCACAGAAAACGATCATTGCAGGCGCTTTTCCGCGTTCTTTTGGCTCTTTAATCAGCAGCTTATTGCAAAAATGCATGTATTCTGCGATTCTAAAATTTCCGTCCGTGTTGAAAAATGACGCCCTGGCTTTCTTGCTCTCCCCATTCTTGTTATCACCACCCTGGTACCACATGGGATTGCTGGCATAGGCGTCTGCCCCGATGTTGTAGGGAATATCAGCAATCACCAGTTGCGCTTTCGGGATGTTGTAGCGTTTGTAGTTCTGGAAATTGTCGTGGTACAGTTCGCATTTCAGTTCCATTCAACCACCTCCACGCCGATCTCCCGGCGTTCCCAAAATTCATGCGACACACGTCGGAACCATCTAGGGCTATCATCCGGCAAAATCCAGCCCTTCAAAGCATCGACGATCATTTTCCCCAGGACGGCGTGATTATCTACATCAAGCCCATCGTCCCAGTAGAAAATCACCTGCACAGGCGTTTTTACCAGGTCCTTCCGCACTCTAGCCCGTTTTAGAGCTATGGTAGTCAGCAGGTGGATATCGTCAGCATCACGTTTCCGCTGGTGGTAGTTTTTCCCGGAATAGTATGCGTTCAGGCTAAATCGCTTGTTCCAGGCCGTCATACCCCGTTTGGTTTCCGGGTAGGGGATGGTAAAAAACGCCACCCGTCTAGCTTCGTTCACTGCGCCACCTCCCGAAACCGCCGCAACGCATCCTGCCTCTGCCGTTCCCAATCAACCGGTGTAGGCGGCGTGTAGGCGGCAGGCTTCTTTTTCGTCCCGGCCTGCTGCATCAGGATTTCCCGCGTTTTCTCCATGTCGGCCTTGATATCCTCCACCGTCCGCACCCTGGGCGGCAACGCCGCCGGTTTGGGTTCCTCCGGCATCTGAGGCAGGGCGGCGGCAAATGTTTTTGCCAACGCCTGCACGTCCTTTGGTAGTGCTTCAAAATCCCGCCTGCTCTGGGCCTTTGCCCGAAAACTGCGTTGCAAGTTGGATGCAACCACAGACTGCACCGTTGCCTCATCCATCCGCGCCCACTCTCGCAACTGTTGGGGCGCGTGTACCACATCCTGGAGAATGGGCGGCAGTTTGGAAAATTCCCCCTCGGCGTTGTAGCTACTGTTCCGCAGTGCCTTGGCGATATACGTCCATGCCTCCTGCTCGGTCATTTCGTCCGGGTTGGAAATTTGCCGGACTTTAGCTTTCACAGCCCCGATCGGGGGCGGGAATGAATCAGTTTTCGTGGCAATCAAGCCCTTCACAGCGGCAGCAACGACAGCGTAATCATCACCAGCGAACATCTCTGCCCACAGAGCAACCACACTTTCAGCATCAGCCCGTTTCATATCGCGGTAGTAGCTGGGATATGCCGCTTTCAACACGGACATGATAGCTAGGGTTTCAGTTCTATCCACTCAATCCACGCTCCTCGTTCAGCAATTCCAGGAATGGGTTTGACGTTTCAAACCCCGTCCCACCCTTAGCAGGGGACGTTTTACTGCCGCCCCGATCCTGTTCCTTGGACAACCACCGGTTGACAAATGCGTTGATGCCGCGTTTCGTTTTTCGTCTGCTTGGGTTGGCATTCAACCAGCCAACCATGCCCCGAAGCTGCTGTATCACGTCGACAGCAGGGTACAGGCCCGCCCATTCATGGCACTGCTCCTGGGAGATTGGGTAAAAGCTCCCATCATTCAGCGGCAGGGAGATAACCGGCGGGGAGACGATTTCCGGCTCCGCGCTATCTCCTTCGTCTATGTCTATATCAACGTCAGTGTCTATGTCTATGTCAGTGTCTATGTCCTG